TTATTTAATTTTCTTTACATACTTTTTATAGGCTGTGCAGTAAAAGCCATTGGTAAGTTTTAATACAAAACCACCTTGCCAGTGAATTACTTTTTTCACATCAAATAGTGTCCCTTTCGGCCATTTATTCGACTTAAAGCCTGAACGTTTTACAACTTTAGTCCGATGCAGGTCACGATACAGATAAGTAGGTTTAATGACTTTGATAGTTTTTAAATTAGACAATTCGTAATAGGCATTATTTACAAACCAACGGTTAGCCGTAATATACGTTCCGTTTGCCAGTTTAAAATATGGGACTGGCACTTTGTCACTGCTAAAGTGTACAGAAGCAATATCAATTGCTGTTCCCGGCTTTAATTTACGTCCACGGTTGGCTTGACTACCCAACTGATTATTTTTGTGCTGGTAGATTGTACGCTTAACAATAACCCGCTTAGGATTGTAAGTGTAGTAGTAATCATCTACATTTTGCTTAGTCAGTTTCGGCTCCGGCTTCTGTTCTGGTTCAGCACTTTTGGTGGTATATTGTCCACCATAATCTAATGAACCATCTACTCCCAGACCTTTCCAATTGTCGGTATACTGCCAAGCTTTAGCACCTGATACGCCGCTTGATGAACTACCGTAAGAAGCTGGCCAACCACCTAGTTTGTAACTGGTGCCAATCTTCAAACGACCAGCCCAAAACCATGAACCCGGGCCATAAATATCAAAACTGTGGAAGCCTTGTCTTTTCAGCTCATTAAAGAATAAAGCTGCATCAGCACTAGCTTTAGTACGCAAAGATGAATCTTCGGCGTCTAGTACCATTAAAGTATCTTTGCCTAGCCCCCAAGCCTTGGCAGTGTTGGCCATTAACTTAGCTTCACTGGCGGGGTCAGCCTGTCCATAGCGCAAAGAATTGAAAGTGCCATAATGATACAAAGCCACCTTAAGCCCGGCTCTTTTAGCATTAATAACTTGAAGCTTGCCAACACTGTTAATGTAGGGTGTTCCGCCATAACCTCCTTGAGAGGACTTAACGACTACACCACGAGATCCGTAAGCTTTCAAACGTTTAAAATAAGCTAAGTCATGGGGTTGCCAAACTGCCACATCATTAAAATAGCTGGTCATAAGCTCACTTCCCTTCGGGAGTTAGATAAATCTTACCAGCATCATCCGTACTTAATTTAAACTGTTTGTGGTTAATTTCTATATGATCACCATTGGCTAGCGGGATTGGATAGTTAGCCGGATCAACCTTTTCGGCAGATTCTTGGACGGTTTCCAACAACTGTTTTTGCTCCGGCGTGTCGCTTACTTTAACAGTTGCTTTGTGCTGTCCAAAAATCAGTTGATATTGTTCCTCAGCAAACTTTTGAGCCTCGTCATCTGACAGATCGTAATTGGCCAAGTTAGCCCATTGAATAAGCGATTTTTTAGAAGCGTCCATTTGTTCGTTACCAGGAACTGGCAAAGCCTGAGCGGCTGTTACAGCAGTTTTAGCAAAGGCTTTAATTTTATCTAAAACTTCATTATCAGCCTTGGTCTTAGTGTGGTCGACAATCACTTGTGCCACATCGATGATTTTCTTTACGCCATACCCAAAAATAAAAAGAGCCGCTAAAAAGCCGCCCGAATTAAGAAAGCCCAAAATACTATTTAAATTCATAATTAGTCTTCTTTCGTGAGAGTGTCAGTAGATTTCACAACAACAGTTTGCTTTGCAGTATCAACAGAGGTTACTGGTACGATTTGCTTAACTGACGTTGTCTGAGCTGATTCGTCCGTTTTTAACAGCGCCTGAACATCCGTTTTAAATGGTGCCGGTACTTCATCAATCGTACGACCACCATCAACCACATTAGCAGCAAACAAAATTGAAGCGGTACAATACTTTTTATCTAACATTTTAAATTCCTCCTAATGAATAACATGAATTAACTGTTGTAGAATTAAATAAATCACGGAACTTGAACCAATCGCAATAGTTACCACCTTCCACAGGTTTTGACGATTGATAACTTCCATCTCGTTTTTATGAGTTTCATTCTTTTCGTTTCCACGAATGACAGCTTCTAAAATTCGAGTATTCTGTTCTCGTAAATACTTATTACTTTCATCAACACTCTTTAAAGTGTCAGTCATTTTATTGTTGAGATCAGTAATGCGTCTTTCATGGTCTGATAATTCTTTGCCATGTTTCAGTAACATTTGATGATCCTCATCGCTTAATGGCAACGGTCTCACTTCCCTTCTATTTTGGGATAAAAGAAAAGCCATCTATTTTCATAGACGGCTAATTTGCATATATTGTTATGCTAATAATGTTAACTGATTTGTGTACCCGCTTCTAAAGTATTATCCAACTTAAAGATGTGTTCCACATCAATAATGACCACTGCTGCACGTGGAAAACGTTCAAAAATTTTCGGGGGTAAATACTTTTTAGATACGGAATCATTTTCATAAATCCGAGCTGTTCCTTCAAATCGAAAGCCCTTCTGAGCCTCTCTATCAGCCACTGCTACTGCCGCATAGTTGTTTTGCTGCAAGTTGTGATAGGCATGTCGAAAGGTATGCTCAAAATACAAAAGATGTGAATCGTCCAGTACATGTAACGATCCTTTAGGACCAACTTTAGGCACTCCATTCTCATCCGCAGTTGCTAGAAATGGTAATTGTTTTCCAACCATTTCTTTCATCTCTTCAGATAAAATAGGCATTATATAAGTCTCCTTTCCCATATAAGAATTATTGCGTACTCCCAGTGTATTTGCGAAGTGTAAACTGTGTCAAGCATTTAACCTAATACTCGTTTACAGTAGGAATTGCTTCTGAAACTTATCTGATTCAGAACTGTTTTTGGGCAAAACAAAAGCACCTATCCGTAGATAGATGCATTTTCATATACTTTTAGGGGATATATGAAAAACTATGAATATATCTAGAGGTATATATTCTGGGGGAATATACACTTGAGGGGTATGAATAACAACAGTGAATGCGCTGTTATCCACGTGAAATATTGTAACATACTTTGCAAAAATTGAATACCCGATCATCGGTATCAAGTGTTATATAATAATTCGTAAACTACTCAGTCAAAAATATCCTTCTTTCTAATTATTAACTAGAGAATCATAGTATATTTTTGCAAATGATCCTCCCTTTTCTGAAACAGTAGAGATGTTTGTTGATTGTCCATAAACTTCACAGTTACTTGGTAAAGAAATTTTGGCTCCCACAGCCCTAGCTTCAGCTGTTCCACTCGGATTACCATATAAAAACGCGTTACCAATAATTGATGTAAATGCTAAATCAATATCAGTTATACTATGAACTATTCCGCTAAGATCAAGCATGATACATTCAAAAATATTTGTAACGACAGATTGCGCGTAAATATTTGCTTCAATATATTTTTCATCATCATGAATTTTATATATCATTGTAATGTTTTTAAGCCCTTGTGAATCAGGAAGCGTTACTGTATGCCAAGCCGAGTTCTCAACGCTTTTTAAGTCGTCGCTCGTAGCGACGTCAATACCTCCTTTCTGGAGCTTGCCAGTAAAGTTGGTGTCCTGTCCCGTTCGTGCTAGGTCAGATGGTAAACTGCTTGCTAGTAATAACGGATTATTGTTGACCGTTGGAACGGTATCAAAGTTGTTAGCGCCAGATAGGTGGGCTACCTTGCTATCGTCAGCAAAAGTAACCCAATCAGTAAAGGAAAAGTTCCCAGGAGCATAATTCCAAGAGCGCATACCTAAAACAATGTTATTCGTTTCATATGCAAATTGAACACCATTTGTGCTAGATAAAGGAATTACCTGATAAATAGTACAATTATCTCCACTTGGTATTCCATTAGTTCCGTTAATTGATTGATAAAATCCAGCAGTTAAAACAGTATTCATATCAGTTGAATTTAATTGAGTTACATTTGAATGCCAAACTTTTGAATCGTCAGCAGGTGTGTAGGCAATTTTATCTTGCTTAGCGTTAACTTCTTCGATTCCTGCGACATCACTGGCAGGTTTACGCATATCTGATGTATGGACAACCTTGCTGTCGTCCGCTGGTACAAAGGTTTTACCATTTACGATGATTGAACCATCTTTATTGTCGGTAACCTTGGCATCAATATTTTTAGCGAGCCCATACGCATCACCATCTTTATTAACTGGATCATACTTGAACTGATTATCACTAGTATAATAATTATCTTGACTCAACTTTGCTAAATCTGATGTATCAACTTTAACATTAGCAATCGCATCAGCTACATATTCTTTTGTTGCAAATCCGTCAGGGTTTACATTAATTGTAACCTGATTAGTATTACCAACCACAACATAAATCGAAGCGGCAAAGGTAAACATAACGGCAGAATCAGACTTAGGCATTGTTTCGGGATCGGCCGCAATTGTTAATGCGTAAAGCTGTTCTTTGGCACCTTCTACGTCTTCTTTAGCGTACAAACCGAATGCCCGTATAGGATAGCTTTCAGACACGTTTAAGTTATCAAAACTAACTTTCGTTCCCTTTACTTTTGTTCCGCCATTAGGATCAGGTAAGATACGTTCAATTTCGCCAGTTTGCTTTTCATTAGGTAAACTAACTAGTTTGCTAAAATCCGTTTGGCTTAAATCATCTGCTGTGGAAGTAACCTTTGTGATTGCAAACTTTGTATCACCGTTACTGGCTCGTTGAGCTAAATCAGCACCGAAAGCGGTTAGTTGGGAATCATGATACTCACTCATTAATTTGCTCCTTTCGCATTTACTACTGTTTCAACCTGAATTACCGTAGCAATGCCATAGTATTGCTTAAAGCTGACTTGGGTTTCAGTCGGTGTAAATAATTTGGTCACCATATTTGCTGGAATCAATGTATTAAAAATATATTGAAGCTGTTTAATCTCTGTTGAAGTTGGTAGCCTATTATAAAACATCGCCGAAACTGTTTGTTTTATGACATCTCGTTGAAGATCAATCGGAATATTCAGGTTCTGGATTAGTTGCTTAAAGTATGGCCATGTAATGGCTGCGGGCGGTAATAGTCGTAGCAAGATTACATTCTTACGCTGTTGCAGTGTATCAGTACTATTGGGGACAATACTTAACTCAGATTCCATTAACTTAACCCCGGTTTCATCCGAAGTGGTCACAAATTGATTGCTTAAAAATTGACGTACAAATGTCTCTAGTTCATCCAGTGTCAATTGCTCTCCATTCAGCAATCGGTCCATTTCCCGAACACCTTGGTAATAATCCGGTAAGTAATCCATTAATTTAGTCATTCAATGTCACCGTCCCTAAAACTGGTAATTCAGAAGTTTCATTAGTCGCTTGTAATTTCAAGTCAGATTCCTGATCATTTAAGGTCGGCAAAGTGGCATTAGTTACGCCGTTAATTTTTAAAATCTCCGCTAAGATCTGTGAACGATAAACAGTTACGTTATATCCCCGGCCAATGGTAGCATCAATTACTGCCCAACCTTTTCTTAAATTGCCAAAGTAAGATTGCAATGCTTGATTAATATTATTTTTTACGGTTGTTTCATCAATGCCCGTAGCAAACGTAATTGTACTGGTAATATCTATTTTTAATTCAGTTGGTGCAGTAACCGTAACAACATGGTCAATAGGAGCTAATCCGTAACCACTTCCGCTTGGAGTTGGATCAATTTCATTTTGAACCGAAGCGATTAATTCATCTGACGCTGGTAAGAAATTATTATCCACGATAACTAGTTTTACAGTTCCGCCTCCTTGCCAAGCGGGGTATATTTGTCCCGCACCAACTTCTTCAATTCGGTCTAACATATCAACGTAGTCTGCAACATTACCACCATAAGCATTGTAAGTGTCCGGAGACAATAAACGTGTTCGTAAATCATCGTCACTCTCACTGTCTCTCGCCGGTACCGTTATTTCTGTGATTTCGGCATAGCTTAAGGCATCGTTATAGGAAACTGGTAAAATTTGGCCCTTATAACCATTGGGCCTCGTGCCAAACTCTTCTGCTTCTAAAATAATTACTGGTGCTGTGACATCAGTAGCAACAGCCGAAAAAGTTACCCCTCCAGAATCGGTCATAGCTTGTGGGGAACTAAGCTGCGTTTTAATATCATCGGTTACTTTAATGACGGTATAAAAAATCGGTTCATCCCCAATCGAAGCGAACCGATCACCAATTTGAATATTTGTAACAGGTAGATTATTTCGATCAATAGCAGTGGCTTTAACTTGCGTTTTGGTGGCAGCGATTCGACTGGTTCCTCGTTCAACAGCACGGTAATCTAGAAACTCACCCGTGGAAGTTTGCGTATAAATAAATTCAATCGTGTTAGCCAAAGTAATTGCTTCTTCGGCCAAAACCGTTGCAGCGGGAGCCAAAGCATCATAAATAATGGACCCCTCCCGTTTATCCACATCGTCACTAACGTTATCCATCAATTCATCTAGATAGTAATCAAAATCATGACTACGAATTTCTGCAACTAATTCACTAGGACTCATTAATCATCACCTCCGGACTAATACTAATTTCTCCATAAATCGTGGTAACCAATGCCGTTACAGTCAGAAAACCTTTAGTGTCAGGCACAATATCTTGTACTTCCACATCTAAAACTCGGTCATCTGCTTCTAAAGCCTCTGTTAGTAATCGTTCGACTTCTGTTTGAGCATACGGTAACTCTTTGCCTAACAGATCTTCTAAATCATGACCATAATCTTCATCATAGATTGGATAAGCAAATCGAACCGTTTGTAGTAATTTATCGATTGCCTGTAGCATTGCGTCTTTACCATCTGTCATCTGAATAATTCGTCCAGCCTTAACCTGGTATGTGTAGGTGGGGGAAGTTTCTTCTTCCACATCATCAGTTTCACCTGTGGTTGGACTGCCATCATCGTTAAGGTTTTGATCGATATCATCGTCTGCCTCCGTTTCAGTTACCACTGGAATGCTAGCATCATCTATTAAATCTTGAACTTCATCTAATTCATCATTCAATTTGTGTCACCTAACTTTTCTAAAACTAAAAAACGTTGACCACCATCACCACGCAACATTAATACGCCATCACCAACTTTTAACGATTGATCAATTGTAACGGTTTCTGTTCGTTTGATATCACCGCTCTCTGAACGATCTTGGTAAGTCATTTTAACTGTATGCTTAGTCACGTGTTCTCCTAAAGTTAAAAAGTCTTCGGTTAAAATTGCCGTTGATGAATATTGAATTTTTAATGGTGAAATGCTAATCACTTTTCCTGGAACGATGTCACTATACTCATTGGGATTTCCTCCACGGCTATTAATCATGTCTAATAATGTATCACCTGTCATGACATTCTCACCTTGATTTCTAAATCAGCAGTGTAATTCGGGTCAAATGTGATGGTTGATTTGGTAATAACCAATTGCTTGGTTCCCAAACCAATATCTTTTAAACTGGATAGTTTTACATATACTGAATTACCAGCCCTTAATGCTTGGTTACCTGTACAAGTAATGCTCAGTTTATAGGTTTGCCGATTATATAGTTTCAACAAATTACTAGCCCGAACTTTCATTTGAGCTAGATTAGTTTTGTCTTTAGTTACTTTTTCAATCTTTTGCAGTTTTCCCCAACGTTGCAATGTGTTGCCCTGTTTACCAGCTTGGACAATTTTAGTGGCCGTTACTTTAGCCTTTTCCTTCTTACTAGTTTTAACCACTTTGATGGCGTTATAAGCATTATCAATCGACTTCTCAAATGTAAAGCTTTCAGCACTGGATTTATCTCCTAAAATAATTTTAGTCCGATAATATGGTGCCTTACGCAATTCAACTGTGCCGTAGTGATCGGCTACAAAGTAATGATTTCCATTAGCTTTACGGGCTTCCTTAATACTAGATTTAAGCATATCAAAATAACTTTTATCATCATTTAAAACTGGTGATAATTTGTGCTTGGTCACTACTTTAGCCTTATGAGGAATTTTAGCTAATTGACAAACTTGATTAAATCGTTGAGTTAGTGTGGAAGAAGGAAAGACTAGCGTATCTTCATTCTTTAAATATCGTAGATTGTCATATGCCGTAACACTAAATTTTTCATCAGAAGTATATTTAACATCAAAGATCCGGCCATAAAAAGTTTTGGCATCATTCCACCAAAAGCGAACCTCGTCCCCATTTTTTGGCGTAAAGCCTTCATTAGTCTCGACCAAATCAAACGTTAATTGACCAGCTGAATAGTCCACATCAGTAGTCCATTTAACATTACTAGCTAGTTTACGAACATCCCAATAGCTTTTAGCTCCTTTGGTCTTAATTGTAAAAAGCGAGACCACCAT